CCGCCGCCGCCGCCCCCTATTCCGCCAGAGCCAGCAAAATAAGCCCCGCCGCCGCCAGCGCCAGGCCCTCCATTCCCACCAACAGTAACATTAGATCCACAACCTGAACCGCCTCCTGAACCTTGCAACGACCGGCTAGGAATATCTAGCAAAGTTCCAGTACCGCCTCCATTTTCGGCTGGCACAATGGCTGGGGCTGTCTGGTTTATTGCCCCTCTTCCTCCGGATCCTCCGGAGCCACCATTACCTCCAATGGTAGTGCCTCCGCTTATAGCTCCCGAACTTGCAGTCCCGCCACCACCCCCAAATCTACTTGCTGTTATACTGCCAGCACCGGCAAACAACCCACCACCCCCAGTAAAAATTGTTCCGCCTGCATTATCGGCATCCCCTCCATTACCACCAAACCCACCACCGCCGCTACAGCAGTCGGTATTGTTTGCTGTATTGCCGCCTCGACCGCCAGTGCCATAAGGCGAACCAGCGCCACCACCGCCACTAAGACCCGAACTTGTTGCCGTACCACCCGCACCACCGGAAGCCGTAAATGCGCCACGCAATCCTGACGCAGCAGTCCCTGCGCCTCCAGCGCCGCCTGTTCCTGATGTAGTAGTTGCGCCGCCAGTGGAAGAAAGCAATGTGCCAAAAGACGATGTTCCAGCAATACCGCCAATGGTTATGGTTGGCAGAATTTGTCCTGGGATTACGTCCACTATTCCCATAGAAAATCCACCGCCACCGCCACCGCCGCCTGGTGATGTAGTAAGCCGCCCACTTCCACCACCACCCCAAACCATAACCAAAAGTTGGTATACGTTTGCAGGCACTGTTTCAGTAGAGGTTGTGGCATTAATTAATTTGTAGTTTGTCCACTTTGGTGGAGCTACTCGGGTTGCTTGATTTGGCGGCAACCCATAGCCGTATAAACCTTGATTCATTAGAAATCACCTCCATAAGCATTTACTCGAATACCGGTCTGAGCTACCGAGGTGGCGGCTCGTAAAGAATAGCCTGTTGGTAATGTCAACGGCATGATGTTTGAATTGTTGTTGCTGGACAAGAGAGCCGCAAACGCTGGCGCTGTTGTGCTTGAAGTTATTGCAATCACAGGCACTTGATTCCACAAGATATAGTTTGTGCCATCAAAAACAAACAAGTTGATAAGACCAGCCACAGTTGTAGCCACGCCTTGAATTTCAATGTAGTCAATGCGAGTGCCAGAAGCACCAGCCGTGACAATCGTTCCGACTGTTGTTGGCGCAGTCAAAGACGTATCTGCCGTTGTTAAAGTTGCCGACCCGAATTTCGGGGTCGATGCGTATTGTGCCGAGGTTGACATGGTTACTCCTTAAATTAGTGCAATTGAGAAAGAATTCATTGTTGGCGCAGCTGATGGCCCTTGATACTGCGTTACAAAGCCCTGTGCCCCACCGCTAACAGTCGTCCAAGTAGGCGCTGAACCAGACCCAGACGAAGTTAACAGTTGACCGTTAGTGCCATACCCTGGAGTAGAACCAACACCCAAAGCGCCGTTTGCGGCCAACGTAATAGAAGGCGTTGTACCGTTGACTTGAAGTTGTATTGTGCCGTCAGTATTGCCGGTGCTAACTAGCGCCGTGCCTGATGTTATACCTGCTGCAATAGTGCTCATGTTTTACCCCAGTGCGTTAATTTTTGCTGTCAATACTTGCAACTCTACAAGCAGTTCTTCTTTGGTTGGTGCGGGTGGTGCAGTGGGTGGCACATATGCCGCTTCTTCCGCATCTCTTGCCGCCTCTTCTTCTGCGGTAAATGGGATTGGGCCTTCTGCTGTCATGTGGTGTCTTGACATAATTTTTCCTTATGAGTTGGCAAGGCCGTAGAGTCGAAATACTCCAGTCAATATATTGCCAGAAGCGTAAAAAAATCGAACCCCTGTGAGTGCTTGAAAAGAAGTAACAAACTGCCCAGAGCCAAATAGTGGGGAATTTGTAGTACCCACCATTGACCCATTCCAACTTATACTTTTAATCGTGGCAGTGCTTGTCGGTGCGTTAATTCTTATATGCATATCGGATGTAGAACCGGGAACGGTTGCACGACTATCCTGTACATTGCCGCCCATAAGATTGATATATGATTGCGCTGAGGCGCCTTGTGCGGAATACGAAGCTGACGTATTGTCTGGTCTTGCGGCGTGATAGTTATATCCCGATGTTTGATAAGTCCCATTAATTTTTAATAGTACCCTTATATTATTAGTATCCGCACTTGGAGCCGCATTACTAAAAACAATAAGATACGAGTCATATGTACTGTTAAATGTAGATTCAATGTCCACAGTAGCAGAATTAGAGGCAGTAACGGTAGATAGCAAAGTCAACCCGCTACCGCTTGGAGTTATCCAAGTAGGAGCCGAAACGCCGTTACTTTGCAACAGTTGCCCAGAAGTTCCCGCCGCAGAAAAACCTGTTGCTCCAGCACCAGATTGATACGGAACAGCGCCAGCCACACCACCAGCAATATTTGTGGCAGTAGCCGCAGTTCCGCTGGCTGTCGTAATAACCGTACCACTTGTTGCAGGCAAAGTCAGTATCGTAGTACCAGACACCGCTGGTGCTTGTAAGGTTACAGAACCTGATGTGTCGCCTGAGATTACTAATGAACTCATGTTTTTTCCTTAAATAACAGCCCAGCGCTGACCAGAAGTAACTGTAACAGCATAGCCACTGGAAATTGTGATCGGTCCTACTGAAAACCCGTTTGTTCCGGCTGCAATTGTATAGTTTGCACCAATGGTTGTCTTGTTGATTACAATTGCGCCGCCAGCGCCTGAAATACTACCAGAAATTTGTTGGACAGCGCCTGCAGTATCTTTGTAAAACAAAACACCGTCGGTTGTATTGATAGCTAACTCACCAGCAGCTAAGTTAGCAGCCAAAGGCACAGCCGCAGCTGTCGTAGTGCGATAGAGTTGAATGGGGGTAAAGCCTGATGCCGCCATAATGTTACCTCAAGTTTTCAAGTTTGTAAAGGGTTTTCATGTGCACGCCGGTGAGCTCATCGACAATGTTCTCTAAGGCTGGAACCCCTTTAGCAACTTTGCTACGGTTTTCATTCAACCAAATTATATCATCGTGGATTGTTTTTGCAATGCTCTTCTCTTGATCCTCAACGCTGCCGATGATGCCAAAAGTTCCTTGATAGGCTTCAATCAAATCATCAAGCTTTTCTATCACATCCTCGTAATAGTGTCCAAGTGCTTTATGCTCAGCATAAGACTTGGTCTTCCAATGTGCAATATGGGCTGCATTCCTGGCGTGGAATAGACGCTCAATCAAGTCTTCAATCATCAGAATGTGCCTCCAGAGATGCCGCCAGGAACTGATAGCACTGTGCCGTTAAATGTCATTGCTGAGCCCATGACTAATTGATTGGACACATTTTGGTAGGCTACGCCACCAGCAGTTCCGTTTAGCGCGTACAACTCGGTTATGTCACTGTTAGTGCCTGACTTTGCGGCAACTAAGTTTGTTCTTGCATCGGTAGCGTTTGTTGCCCCAGTTCCGCCGTTGGCAACTGCTAAAGTTCCAGCAAGCGTTACAGCACCACTAGTTGCGCCTGAAGGTGTCAGACCAGTAGTTCCTGCGCTAAATGTAGTTACACCACCAGCAGGTGCCGCAGCCCATGATGCTGTTGTGCCGTTAGATGTCAACAGATAGCCGTTTGCACCAATTGCCAATCGGCTTGCCGTGTTGACACCAGTTCCAAGAATCAAGTCGCCAGTCGTTGTAATGGGTGATAAAGCGTTGAAAGCAGCAGAAGCTGTTGTCTGGCCTGTGCCGCCATTTAAAATTGCCACAGTGCCAGTAACATTTGCAGCATTGCCTGTTGTGTTTTGGTTGAGCGTTGGTACATCGGCAACTTGTATGGTGTTCATCACCACATTTGTTCCGTTGCCTCGCAAGTACGATCCACTTGTAACCGCACCGGCAAAAGCGTTTATTGCAGCCTGAGCCGTTGTTTGGCCTGAGCCGCCGTTTGTAAGCGCCAAAGTCCCTGCTAAGGTAATTGCGCCAGCAGTTGCAGTGTTAGGCGTAAACCCAGTGGTGCCTGCATTGAATGTTGTTACACCACCGGCAGCACCGCTTGAAGCCAAAGTAATTCGACCCTGCTGGTCAACCGTTAAATTCGCATTTGTGTAAGCGCCTGGCGTTACCGCCGTATCAGCAAGAGAGATTGTGCCGGTAGAAGTAATTGGGCCGCCTGTAAGCCCTGTGCCTGTTGCAACCGAAGTGACGCTAGTAAAACCTGCGGTTGTGGCGCTTGTGATCACGCCTTTAGCGTTGACAGTCAATACAGGAATTGCACTAGACGAGCCATAAGTATTAGCAGTCACACCAGAAGCTGGTAAGTCTGCATTGACCAAAGCACGGAAAGATGTAGGAGCCGCTGGGCCTGCAGTTGGGCCTGCATAGACCACATTTGCAGCTTGGTCTACGACTAGCAACGCAGAACCCCATGTAGGAGCTCCAGTACCACCGGAGACCAACACCTGACCTGAAAGGCCAACAGGCCCAACATACAAACCATCAGCGCCGGACCAAATAATTGCACCTGCTGCAGCTACAATGCTTTTGGCCGTGCCGCCGTTGTTCAGGCCAAGAAGATTGTCTACTTGGTCATCATCAGAGAGATCAACCGCAGGGTGTTTGTGGTCACTACGAGCTAAAGTGTTTGCAGCGCCTGCAGAGCCTGATTGGAAACCAAATTCAGGCGCACTTGCGCTGTAGCTAGCTGCAAGAGTGACGTTACCACTTAAAGCTCCGCCGCCTGTCAAGCCATTGCCTGCAATAACTTGAGTTGCGGTTGGAACGTAGCCTGAAATGGTGGCAGGAATTGTGGTTGCAGCAGTCACTCGACCATTTGTGTCAACGGTAAAAACCGGAATGTCTGTAGCATTGCCATAAACTCCAGCAGTCACACCGGTCGTATTGAGTTGAGTAGAACCTACACCTGCGTTAGCAATGCTTAAGGTCACATTGCCGGTCAACTGACCTCCACCTGACATGCCTGTGCCTGCAATCACTTGCGTGGTTACAGGCACTCCGGCCACGCTGAGCAAGTCACCTACACGAATTTGATAGTTATTGCCTTGGTAGACAATCATCATCATAGAGTTTGCATCAGCCACAGGCGCTACTGGCAGCTGTGTAACCCTGGTTGGTATTAAATTGCTAGGTACTGACATTTAAAACTCCAAGTATTCATCACCGTCTTCAGTAATGAAGAATTGATCACCGGCTTCTTGAATTACACCAGCAGGATGAGTATTGATCGGTGTGTCAGGGCGGTTGAACGGAAGGACAATCTGGTCAGGCCGTCGTGGTGCAAGACGGTACGGGTCATACTCGTCACGATCTTCTTCACAAACCATTAAGCCTGGGTAATTTGGGTCAGGTGACAGTTCAGCAAGTAACATCTTGCGCGAGCACCGACCGCATATGGCAATGCCATACGTGGCTTGTCCGCTAGGGTCTAGGAATACACTCATTTAGTGTAAACCCCAATGCCTGGGTTGATCTGGATAGGTGAGCCGTCATTATCGCCATCCCATGCACGCTGCAAGCTCATAGCTGCTTTTTGCTCAAGCACAGCCATAATTTGTGGATCAACTTGAGGCGTCTCAGCAGCAACTTCAGCAGACAAGCCATCAATGATGGCATTGAGCCAACGTTGTGGCACTTCCACGTCTTGCTGCAGGTTTGCTGTGTCCATAATCTGGCGATGCCGCCAAAGAACTAACTGAGCTTGTTCAGCTGCCGAATATGGAGCTGGCCACAAGTTTACAACAGGTTGTGGCAAGTCACGCTGGAAATAGTAACTGCTAGGTCTGCCAGGAAACACCTTGTTGCTTTGATTAACATAGCTATCGCGATTTAACTGGCCTAACGGAATCTCTTGAGGCATGTTGCCAAGGCTCACTACGGCATAGTTAAAAGTTGTTGTAGATGTAATCCTAAAATACTGAAAAGCCAACGCTCCAGAAATGTCAACCCAAACAATCTCTCCTGAGCTTGCTGTATCTGTAAAAGTTCCAACAGTTACCCACGTAGTGCCGTTTGTGCTGACTTGAAAAGTCAACGGAGTTGATGCACCTGACCACTCTACTCCTACAATATCCACTGTGGTTTGAGTAGTAAAGTTGACAGTGTAAGACGTTGAAGTGGTTGTAGTTGTACCTGTCACTAACTGAATAGTGCGATAGTTTAAGTTAAGAACTTCGACTGTGCCATTAGGCAGCGTGACAATAGGCTGATTCTCATACATCGGCAAGACCATCTTCTCAATACACCAACTTGGTGTTTTGATGCTGGCTAGCTCTGACAAAAACAAATAAAGAGATTCTAGGGCATACGTCTGCATCTCAGCAGATATGGCTTGAGCAGGCAGACGACAACGCCTAAAGGCGTGGTCTACCACCTTTAAAGCATTAAATGTCGTTGTGCTTACTGTGCCTGAATATGCCATACTAACCCCATTTTAGTAGTCAGATGGCAGCTGTCCTAGCACGCCCTATATTGACAAAATTATAATGCAAGACCTGATGGATTAGCAATTCTTGTTTGACTTAGCCATGCCGCCTTTTTTCATGGCAGAGTTCTTCATCATTTTGCCATCAGGCATCATGTGCATGCTGCCGCCGTCCATCATGGCTTTGCCGCCTTTGTTCATCATCATTTTTTCGC